TTATTTTGAAAGCACGACAATTAGGTTTATCAACATTAACTGCAGGATACTCACTTTGGATGATGACTTTTGGACAAGATAAAAACATATTAGTTATTGCCACCAAACAAGATACTGCTAAAAATTTAGTGACTAAGGTAAGAGTAATGCACGCCAACTTACCCTCTTGGTTAAAACAGAAGTGTACGGAAGATAACAAACTATCTCTACGATACAACAATGGTTCACAGATAAAAGCTGTATCGAGTGGTGAGGATAGTGGTCGTTCAGAAGCGTTATCACTACTAATATTGGATGAGGCTGCTTTCATCGATAAGATTGAACCGATATGGGCTGCTGCTTCACAGACACTATCTACTGGTGGACAATGTATCGCACTTTCTACACCTAATGGTGTTGGTAATTGGTTTCATAAGACTTGGGTTGGAGCAGAAGATGGAACAAACGATTGGAATTGGATTAAGTTACATTGGAATTTACATCCTGAAAGAGATGATGAATGGAGAGCAGAACAAGACAAACTATTGGGTCCTTCACTAGCGGCTCAAGAATGTGACTGTGACTTTATCACTTCAGGTCAGACTGTTATAGATGGTGTTATATTAGAGGAGTATAGAGAAAGACAAACTCAGGACCCATTAGAAAAAAGAGGTGTTGATAGTAACCTTTGGATATGGCAACCACCAAACTACACAAAAGATTATGTGTTGAGTGCTGATGTTAGTAGAGGAGATGGTTCGGATTACTCAGCTTTTCACGTTATGGAAATAGAAACTATGGAACAGGTAGCTGAGTATAAGGGTAGAATGGCTACAAAAGACTTTGGTAACCTATGTGTGAATGTAGCTACTGAGTATAACAACGCTTTATTAGTCGTTGAAAACAACAATATAGGTTGGGCTGCTCTACAACAATGTATTGATAGAGGATACGAAAACCTATTTTACACAAGTAAAGATTTAAAGTATGTAGATACAGAACATCAAATAAATAATAGATATAGAACACAAGATAGAAATATGGTAGCTGGTTTTTCTATGACAATGAAGACAAGACCATTAGTAATCGCTAAATTAGAAGAATATTTTAGAGAAAAGTCAGTAATTGTCCGTTCAAATCGATTAATTGATGAGTTGTTTGTATTTATATATAATAACAATAAAGCTGAAGCGATGCAGGGGTATAACGATGATTTAGTTATGAGTTTTGCTTTGACTCTTTGGGTAAGAGATACTGCATTAAGGTTAAGAAATGAAGGAATAGAATTAACTAAGAAAACTTTGAGTGGGGTAGCAAATCAAATGTTACCACAAAAACCAACTAATCAAACTAACGCTTGGGAAATGGAAGTAGGACCCAATGGAGAAAAAGAATCGTTAGATTGGTTAATTAATTAAGAGGTAAAACTATGGCAGAAAAAGATTTATTTTCAAGACTAAAACGACTTTTTTCTACGAATACAATTGTTCGTAATATTGGTGGAAAGAAGTTAAAGATTGTAGATACAGGACAGCTACAATCTAATGTACAAACAAATTTGGTTGATAGATATAATAAATTATATTCCAATATGCAACAATATGGATATAATGACCAATTATATCAACAGCAACTTCGTTTAGGATTATTTAGAGACTATGAGTCTATGGATACAGATTCTATAATCGCTTCTGCGTTAGATATCTATTCTGATGAATCTACAATGAAAAATGAGTATGGTAAAGTATTGGATATTACAACTGATAATGACCAAATACACGATATACTTCATAACCTATTTTACGACATATTAAATATAGAATTTAATCTATGGCCTTGGGTTCGTAATATGAACAAATATGGTGACTTCTTTTTGCAGTTAGAAATTACCGATAAGTATGGCATTACGAATGTAACACCAATGTCAGCTTATGATGTGGCTAGAATGGAAGGACACGATCCCGACAATCCACAATTAGTTCAGTTTCTACTAACACCACAAGGTGATTCTAACAGACATACTGCTAAACAGAAAGACCCAAAGAAATTTGAGAATTATGAAGTAGCTCACTTCAGACTACTTTCGGATTCCAATTATGTTCCTTATGGTCGTTCTATGTTAGAGGGTGGAAGAAAGGTTTGGAAACAATTAACTCTTATGGAAGATGCTATGTTAATACATCGTATAATGAGAGCACCAGAGAAGAGAATATTTAAGTTAGATATTGGTAACATACCACCAGCTGAAGTTGATAATTTTATGCAACAAACAATCAATAAGATGAAGAAGGCTCCTGTAATCGATGAGAAAACAGGTGACTATAATCTTCGTTACAACATCCAAAACCTTACAGAAGATTTCTTTTTACCTGTAAGGGGTGGAGATAGTGGAACTAATATCGAAAGTTTAGCAGGGTTAAGTTACGATGCTGTAGAAGATATTGAATATTTAAGAAACAGACTTATGGCTTCATTAAGAGTTCCAAAGGCTTTCTTAGGATACGAAGAGGGATTGGGTTCTAAAGCTACATTAGCTGCTGAAGATGTAAGATTTGCCAGAACGATAGAAAGAATACAGAGAATCGTAGTTAGTGAATTAACTAAAATTGCTGTAGTTCATTTGTATGCTCAAGGATTTAGAGACCAAGAGTTAGTTAACTTTGATTTAAAACTTACTAACCCATCTACAATTTATGAACAAGAAAAAATTGAACTATGGAATCAAAAAGCTTCACTTGCTGATTCTATGGTTAGAGATGGGCTGATGTCATCTGAGTGGATTTACAAAAATGTGTTTGGATTCACCGATGAAGAAATGAAAGAAAACGATAAACAGATAATTTTTGATTACAAAAATAAATTTAGAAGACAACAAATTGAAGCAGAGGGTAACGATCCTGCTAAAACTGGTCAATCACAAGGTACACCATCTGATTTAGCTATGGGTAGAACTGGTCACGAGCTAGATGATGAGGGTGGTTCGGAAGAAGGTGGACAACCAGGCGCTGGAAGACCAAAGGAAGCTAATAAATATAGTAAGGATAGTGGTGCTAGAGGTAGAGATCCGTTAGGCGCACACGATAAAAAGATGGCACATGGTTCTGTAGCTACACATCACTATGAGAATTTATTTAAAAAACTTGGTGACAAAGAAAAACAACTTATTTTTGAATCAAATGAGGTGGAAGATGAATATAAATCTGAAGTATCTTCGTTTAATACTAACAAAAATTAAGTATTGATATATTTATATATGAAGAATTACATAAATGATTGGAGTTTGATATGAGTTCAAAAACAAAACACTCAAAAATACGCAATACCGGCATATTGTTTGAGTTATTAACTAGACAAATTACAGTTGATGTCTTAAACAACGATAAGAGTGCCTCAGCTGCTAAAATATTAAAAGAATTTTTTAATAAAAAGACTCAATTAGGAAAAGAGTATGAGTTGTACAGAGTTTTGACTGTAGAAAACTACACATCTGAAATCAAAGCCAATCATTTAGTAGATGCTGTAGTAAAAGCTCGTCAAAAATTAAATAATTCTCAATTAAAAAGAGAAAAATACAATTTAATTAAAGAAATTAAAAGAAATTACGACATAAACGATTTCTTTATGGCTAGGATTCCAAATTATAAGATAAATGCTTCAATATTCAAAATCTTTGACTCTAATTCAGAAGGAAACCCAGCCTCTGAGATAGATAGTCGCTTTACAATCGTAGAACACGTAACAAGAAAACAAAAATCTGTTAAAAAAGATGATAAAAGACTTGTTGAGGGCTACAAAAAGCAAGAAAAAGATTTAAGGCTTTTAGCTTACACTATATTAGTAGAAAAATTTAACAAAAAGTATAGTTCTCTAAGTCAATCACAGAAAAAATTGCTTAAAGAGTATATAAACAATATTTCTAACACAAATTCTCTAAAAGAGTTCATAGAATCAGAAACTATTAAGGTAAAATCTAAACTCCAATCATTTTTACCTAAAGTTGATGACAAAGTTACAAAGATTAAGCTTAGTGAAGCGATTAGTCAAGCAGAAACTCTTATGAAAGGAAGAATTGTTGAAGATAAACAAGTGGTTACGCTAATGAGGTATTACCAATTAGTTAAGGAGCTTGAAAATGTCAAAAGTGGATAGATTAAGAGAAGCCATACGACAAATAGTTCGTGAATTATTAGAATCAGAGTTAGAAGAAGCTTCTACTTCTGCTGCTACACCTGGTTATCAGACTCCTATGGCATTTAGTGGTGGAAGAAAGAAAGATAAGAAGAAAAAGAAAGATATAGCTAACGCTGTATATAACGAATCTATAAACGAAGGTAGATACCACGATTACAGAAACGATGATAGTCTTTCACCAAAACAAAAGATAGGTCGTTCTATGAGAGAGATTAGAGATAGTCTCAATGAATTAAATAGGTTAGTTAAGATGAATGTTCGTCTTAAAAATGAATTAAATGTGGATTCGCGGTCGTATTGGAAGAATACACATAAGGCTTTAAACAAAATAAGTGAGAGGTTAGTAAAACTAGCAAACAAAGTCGGTCAGTTACAGTAGGCTCACTATGTCGTTTGAAGATAAAAAGAAATCCTATATGGATACTCTTTTTAGTATTTCTACTTTGTTAAAAAGATGGCAAGTAGAAATACAAAATAAAGAGGTAACAAAGAATTATATGTTGAGGAGACTTGGACAGTGGATAGAACACTTAGAAAGTCTCAAACACGAAATAATGATGGAGAAAGACAAATGATTTCATTACTTGAAATAGCACAAAGTATCAATGAGGCCGATGACGACAAATATACATCTATCGGTTTCGGTAGGTTTAAGCTAAAAGGTAAGGAAGATGACGATGATGCTGATGTGTTTGTAAAGACAGACTCAGGTAAGTATGTAAAATCTGCTGACCAAAAGAGCGATGACGATGGTGGTAAGAAGCCAGAAGAACCACAAGGTGGTAAGTTAGGTGGTAGTGATTTTGATAGAGATGGTGGTGATTCTAGTAGTGCAGGGCCCGATCCTGATATGAAAGGTGAGCCATCTGAAGTAGAACAAGCTATGAGATCTGCTGAAGATTTAGCAGATAAATACGGAATAGAAAGCGATGTAGCTGGAAACGAACAAGGTTTGAATCGTGCTAATATCGGAGCTGGTGGTGAGTATGAGGGGGATAACCAACTTACAGTTAGTTATGATGACGAACAATACCATATTGGTATACAAGGTGAGGATGCTATGCAGGGTCCAATTGGATATATGAGCTTTGATTCAAAGGAAGAAATGGAATCTGCTTTGGATAAAATTTTGGGTAACGAAAAAATTAAAGATGCGTTGAAGAAAGGTGATAGTCTTGAAGGTATGAAAGATGAAATAGAATCTTTAGGAAAAGGTGGTTCAGATGACAACGCAGAAAGTGATGATATAGAAATATCAGATGCTAACTCTGGTCCTATAGATAGAGACGATATTATGGATATGTTGAAGAACGATTCTGAAGTTGTCGATAAGATGGGTGATGATGTATATTGGGATGGTGTAGATTTAGTAAGTTCAAAGTTTGATGATGATACAATAGCATCGGTAGATGGTAATATGACTTTAGGAGATTTGAAAAAACAA